CTTGGCTGGGAACAGTCATCATTACGACCATCACTTCCAGAAGATTGACCACATCAAATGGGTCTTTGATTCATCACCTTCGATAGATGATCTTGAACTTGAGATAAGGGCATACGTAGAACTCTACGGAATTGCACCGGAACTTATCATCATAGATAACCTAATGAACGTGGCAGCAGAGACAGACAATGAATGGTCAGGACTACGTGCAATTATGATGGAATTGCACGATATGGCACGCAAGACTGAGGCTTGTGTGCTTGTACTACACCACGTCTCTGAGCAATCAGAGTACGGATCTACAACTAAGCCACCAGCTAGACGTTCCATCCACGGTAAGGTCAGTCAGTTACCTGCATTGATCTTAACTCTAGGATATGACCCTAACCAAGCAACCTTATCTGTTGCTGCTGTGAAGAACCGCTTTGGTCCACACACAGCTGATGCTTCCGATTATGCACAACTGCTAGTAAACTATGCAGCGTGTCAGATCGGTGACCAAGATGAGCAGGGTTGGATGTATAGGAGAGATGCAATGGCAAACTACCAAGGAGGTTACATTGTCCAATAGCAACTTAGTTATTTTACCTTCACGCAGCAGACCAGATAACGTAGAGCGTTGCATCAATGCGCTGAAAGAGAACTCAGTTATATCTGATTTCTGTGTAGCAATTGATGATGACCAAAGTGAATTGTATCCACGACTAGATGGTGTTATCTATGAAGTCAATCCAAGACTTCGTATGAATGGCACACTCAACCTTGTGGCTAACAAGTATGCAGATAAGTACAAGACTATCTACTTCCTTGGTGATGACCACTTGGTCAAGACTAAGAACTGGGATAGATACTTAGCTGAAGCAATCAACATCAAGGGCTACGGTCTTGCCTATGGCAACGACCTACTGCAAGGTAAGAACCTTGCTACTGCTGTGATGATGAGCACCAATATCATTGAGATCCTGGGCTTTATGGCACCGCCTAAGTTGATTCACCTGTTTATGGATAACTTCTGGATGACACTGGGCTTGAAGATTAACTCACTGTATTACTTTGATGATGTCATCATTGAACATCTACATCCATACGCAGGTAAAGCTGAGATGGATGCAGGCTATGCTGATGCAAACTCAGAAGAGGTAGGAAGTGCAGATCAGAAAGAGTTTGTGCGTTACCTCAGTGAAGAGTTTGAGGATGACCTAAAGAAAGTGATGAAGTTAATCGGATGAAGGTTCTCATAACAGGTAGTCACGGCTTTGTTGGTAGATACTTCATCAACAAACTGCAACAGAACAACCTGACTCTTATTGATACCAAGGCTGGTACTGACTGCCGTGACTTCTTCAAGAAGGATGACTCTCAGTATGATCTTGTTATCCACTTAGCTGCTATCGTAGGTGGACGTGAGTCCATTGAAGGTAGACCAATGGCAGTGGCAGATAACTTGTCTATTGACTCTGAGTTCTTTCAGTGGTGCTTGAAGACCAAGCCGCATAAGATTGTTTACTTCTCATCTAGTGCTGCTTATCCAACCTGGTTACAAGATCCTATGCTTGAAGAAAGAAAACTTGAAGAGAGTGATATTAACTGGAATGGTTCTCTTTATCCACCTGATATGACCTACGGTTGGAGTAAGTTAACAGGTGAATATCTTGCTCAGTTTGTGCCAAACGTTCATATCTTCAGACCATTCTCAGGTTATGCCTATGACCAAGACTTAAACTATCCGTTCCCTATATACATCAAGCGAGCACTAGAGAAGTCAGATCCGTTTGAAGTCTGGGGTCCAGGTACACAGACACGAGATTTTATTCATATGACTGATGTGGTCAACGCAGTAATGACTGCTGTTGAGCAAGGTATCACTGGACCAATCAACCTAGGTACAGGTAGATCTACTTCGTTTATGGAACTAGCACAGATGTCTATGGATGCAGTTGGTTACAAGGGTGAGATTGTTACTCGACCTGATAAACCAGTTGGCTGTATGCACCGAGTATCTGATAATACAAAGCTGTTAAGTTTCTACACACCCAAGATTACCTTGGAAGCAGGAATCATTGAGGCGGTAAGCGCACTTGGCTAACAAGAATGGACGCAAAGGTTCTCAGTTTGAGACAGATGTTATGAAATGGCTACGCAAGTGCGGAGTTATAGCAGAGCGTTTGACTAAGGCTGGGGCAAAGGATGAGGGCGATATGGTTGTTATCATATCGGGAGAAACCTATATCCTTGAACTCAAGAACAGGCAGACACTATCTCTGCCGGAGTTCTGGAGAGAAGCACAAGTTGAGGCGCTTAACTATGCGAAGGCACGTGGACTTGGGGAAGTCCCTATGTCTTATGTTGTAGTTAAGCGTCGCAACGCTGGCATCGAAGATGCTTGGGTTATACAAAACTTAAATCAATGGCTAAAGGAGAAACAGTAATGCCAATACCAGGTGGAGAATTAACAGGAACAGAGATCTGGACAACACCAGAGGTGATTGAAGAAGTAGAAGAAGTTGTGGAAGAGGATGAAGATGATCTGCCAGAACTGTCTTAGAGGTGGAGAAGAGAACCAACTCAGTCATCTGAAACGAGCTGAGCATTGGCACGGTAAGTGCGATTACAAGGGGTGCGTATGTCAACACAAGACTGGTCCAGGTCACGCAAAGCTAAAGGATACAAAGGTTCCGTTGATGCAAACGCAATCCCCATAAGTCCTATTGTAAGTTACTTCGGTGGGGAAGTACGAGAGGGTAGAGAGGTAGCTGTGCGTTGTGTAATGCACGCTGACTCACGAAGGTCTGCCTCTATGAATACAGATAAGAACCTTTACTTTTGTCAGACCTGTGGTAGAGGTGGCAATGCAGTTAACATAGTCTGCATACTAGAGAACTTGGAGTTTAACGATGGCCTCAAACGCGCAATCGAAATTGCTACTGGAAGCGGCGCAACAATACGCTCAGGCAATAAGTCCAGAGGCGCTAAGCGTGCTAGCAGAACGTGGGATATCTGAGGTTGTAGCCTCACAGTTTATGTTAGGTGTGGTTACAAAACCTCACAATGGACACGAGATGTATGAGGGTTGGCTGTCAATACCTTACATCACAGCCTCTGGTTCTTGTGTAGGTTTCAAGTTTCGCAGGCTAGATGATGGCAAGCCTAAGTATGGATCTCCTACTGGGCAGAAGGCACACCTGTATAACGTATGCGATATTACCTTGCAGTCACCACACATTGTGGTCTGCGAAGGTGAGTTAGATGCAGTAGTTACCAGTGGAATGCTAGGTATACCAGCAGTCGGAGTACCTGGAGTTGCATCGTGGAAGCCACACTTCCCGAAGTTATTTAGTGGCTATGACACTATCTACATTGTTGGAGATAATGACATCAAAGAGGATGGTTCTAACCCTGGAGCTGAGTTTGCTAAGCGTGTGGCTAACGAGGTAATGAACTCAGTTATTGTTACACTACCACCAGGTATGGATATCAATGACTACTACCTAGCCAACGGTGCAGATGCAACCAAGGCTTTGCTAGTAGGTGAACCGAAGGGTGAGTAGAGACGAATGGTTACAGATGGTACAGATTTTGCAGCATATGGGCTTCCAGATCCTAGAGATCAATATGGAAACCGAGACTATACTGCTTCGTCCTACGCCGACAAGATAGATGCAGCTTTCATTGCAGATGTCTGGCGTATTATGGACCAAGCTGGCAATCTACTGGTGCGTAAGCATCACGACTACGGCCCAAAGAACATTGCTCACTCACCAGGTGGACCACTTAATGGTTTGCGTGTACGTATGTGGGACAAGATAGCACGCATCAACAACTTACTTGACTCAGGTGTTAAGCCTAGCAATGAGTCATTGCGTGATAGTTTCTTAGACTTACTCAACTACTCAGCTATTGCGATGATGGTACTAGATGGCGTATGGCCTGAGGTACAGGAACTAGACTGTGACTGAAGGTTTCTATAAGAGTGATACTTTCAAAACCTCCAACGATGATACGTGGACTACACCACGAGCTTTCTTCGACAGATACAACGACATGTTTAATTTTTCTTTGGACGCAGCAGCGTTGCAGTCATCCACTTTGGTACCGGACAACTGGTATGGCCCCGACCATCCTGAGTCAGCGCGTAGAGATGCGTT